GCTCGTGAGCGCGAGTTGCAAGATATTTCTAACGCGTTCAGCGCGTCAGAGGCTCAAAAGTCCCGTGACTTTTCTGAGCGTATGTCGAATAGCGCATATCAACGCGCTGTTGCCGATATGAAAGCGGCAGGCATAAATCCTGCACTCGCTATTTCTCAAGGCGGCGCGTCAACGCCGTCTAGCGCGTCAGCGAGCGCGTCTAGTGCGCATGCAGGCAAGAGTGGACAAGGTCTTGTGTCTTTGCTTGGAGCTTTGCTTGGTGGTGCTTTTAAGGTCGCTACAACGTCTATGATTAGCGAGGCGCAAATGGCTCAAACCTTGGAGCGTTCGTCAAATGCTTATGAGATTGCTGTTGAGCGTGATATGGAACATATGATGCGTGATGAAAAATGGCGCGCTTTTTATTTGCGCAAGCATTAAATCTTGCGCGCTCGAGCTCGAGCTCTTGCGCGAGCGCGCGTGCCTACGCATTTATTAACTTGATATAAATGCGTAGGTTTTTTTTTAGGAGTAAAAAAAATGTGTCTTTATCCAAAGGAAAGAGATATAAAATGTCGTGACGGAGTAAATCGAATTTTAGTTACTCGCTGCGGCCGTTGTTTTGAGTGTCAAAAAGCGTATTCGAATGAATGGGCTTTGCGTCTTTATCATGAAAAAAACTATCATTTGTATAGTCTTTTTCTTACTTTGACTTATGACGAGGCACATTGTCCGTCAATGCTCGTAAAAAGTGATTTGCAAGCTTTTATAAGTCGATTAAAAAAAGAGGTTGATTGTCGTTATTTTGCGTGCGGTGAATATGGCGGACGTGGTGGTCGTCCGCATTATCATTTGATGATTTTTACAAATGATATAGAATCTTTTGGATTGTTTAATCCTACCGCTTCGCGTTATTCGTCTAGTTCACTTATTTCGCGTTTGTGGTCTTTTGGTTTTCATACTATTGAAACGAAGATTGAATTTGCAACTCTTCGTTATGTTGCAAAGTATATGCAAAAGTCGCGTTTTAGCGACTTTTCGGCTGATTTTCAAAAGCCTTTTCTTTTGATGAGTCACAAGCCGTTTATTGGTATGCGTGAAGATGAGCTTTGCAATTGGTATTTCGGTCGTGATAAGGATGATAAGTTCTATGTTGACGGTGTTGCTTATCCGATACCGAATTTTTACACACAAGTTTTGGAGCGTAACGGTTTTGCGTTGGATAAAATTTATAATACGCAACGTTTAAGTCGTTCAAAAGCGGCAATAGAAGATAATATGCGTCACATTGCAAATGTATATGATACTCTTTCTCGTCCTATCGTGCGCGTATAATAAATATCTATTTTTTTAGATATTTTTAATAATAATAATAAGCATTGTGGATAATTTTTTGTATATACAGTCTTTTATGCAATATTTATGCTATTTTGCTATTATTTTGCATATATATGCATAAAATAGCCTATAATTGCATAAAGTTATCCACATTTTGTATAAAGTTATCCACATTTATGCAGAGTTATCCACATTTTGTGCACATTTTGCATAAAGTTATGCACATTATGTGTGAGTATAGAGATGTTGCTTATTGTTTCATCGAGCGCAGCGAGATTGTAGCGCGAAGCGCGTAGCAGCCTGTACGCTTTAGCGTCTTTGTTGACAAATTGACGTATATTTTGTATAATGGTAGTAATCTTATAAGGAGGCAATTGCCTATGAAAGATTTTATTGTAACAAATCCTTATGCTTTCGTTTGCTTGTGCATTTGCGCAATTGCTTGCGTTGTCACGTTTTTCGTGGTTCTTTTTGACACCAAATCAGTCAAAAAGTCTATATCAGCCGTAAAAGAGGTTATTATGGAGTTTCGATTGCCCGATTATAGACAGGGCGAAAAAAAGGAGCAAACAGCGCAAGAGTTCACTCCGCTTATTGATGAGTATCAATATATCGCGGATACAGGGGAGCTTGAAAAGACAGGCAAGACAATTAATGTCGATGAAAAGATACAATCTTATCTTACGACGCGTCTTGAAGATATGCTCGAAAAGTTCTTGTCGCCTCAACATCCTGAGCGCAACGATGTTGTCGCTGAGCCTGACGAGATGAGCGGAGATCTTGAGAGTATGCTCAAAGCTTACGACAGTTATGTTGCGCGCGCGGATGAATTGCGTGCAAAGTATAAATTGCCGTCTACTCTTGCGACTGCCGACGTTTATCAGGCAGTTGAGGAGTTGTATCAAAAACAAAAGGAATATGTTGACGCTCTCGTTGCGTCAAGTCAAAATTTTGGAGGTATAAGCAATGAAAAAGAGGTATCGCCTGAGAAAAAAAGCAAATAAGCGCAATTTCCGTCACACAGCGTCTAAGACGCACAAAAAAAATCTTACTGCAAACGTAATGAGAGGTGGTTTCAGACTATGAATGTAGGTCTTTATTCGTATTTCGATCGCAAAGCGCATTGTTACGGTGCGCCGTTCACGGCAGTCAATAATGACGTTGCCGTCCGTCAGTTCGCTGGTCTTATTCAAGACGCAGGAGGACGTTTGGCGATTTTCGATACGGAGCTTTATAAAGTCGGCGAATTTAACGGCGACAACGGCATTGTGACGCCGTGTCAAACCGAATTTATTTGCGACTATTATGCAGCGTCCGAGTTGCTTAAAGGTGGTGCGCAAGAATGAAACATAAAAAGAATTTCGTTTTTGGATCCGTGCCGATGATCCGCGCGTCGCGGTCAAAATTTGACTTGTCTTTCACGCATAAGACAAGCGGTAACGTCGGAAAGTTGTATCCGTTCTTCTGTCAAGAGGTTTACCCTGGCGATACTTTTAAGGTCAAGTCAACAATCTTGGCTCGTCTTAATAGCGCGTATCTTCGTCCTGTTATGGACAATTTGTTCCTTGATCAGTATTTCTTTTTCGTCCCCTCGAGACTTGTTTATAACAAGTTTGCGCAGGTTTTCGGTGAAAACAAGGAGAGTCCTTGGGCAGTTGTAAATACTCCGAGCGTTCCAACGTTTCAAAATACTGAGGCTACTGGCAACGTTGCTCTGCACGATAATGTCTGCGCGTATTTGTATTTGCCCGTTGGTGAGGATCTCAAAGAGAATATCAAAGATGTGTCTTTGCTTCCTGCTCGTGCTTTTGCTCTCATTTATGACGAGTGGTTCCGCGACGAAAACAATGTTCAACCGATGAACATTCAAAAAGGCGACGCTGCTGCGAGTGAAAAGCTCAATAATGACGTTTGGTCTCCGTCAAACTATCTTGGTAAGTGTCCGAGTGTTGCAAAGTTTCACGATTATTTCACGAGCTGCTTGCCGTCGCCTCAAAAAGGTGATCCTGTTGAGGTTGGTAGCGCTGTCGTTCCTGCTCGCATTTTGCCTGTTGCAGGTTTGGGACTTAATCCCACTACTTCAGTGACTTCTCCGTCTATGTTCCCTGCTTCTTCAGTGCTTAATCCTCTTGCTGTTTCGGCAGGTTATACTATGTCAGGCGCTACTTTTGGAACAGGTACTGTTTATATGGGTACTTCTCCGAGTTCTTTTGCCACTTCGTTGACTGAAAATCAGACTATTGGTTTCAATGGTGCTTCATCTTCTGTTCCGAATAAGGCTAAGCTCACTAATTTTACAACCGATAATCCTACAGGTTCTACTGGTACGGTTTATTTTAACAACCTTGCTGCATACGATCCAGGCGTTGCGCTTGGAGCAACGACTGTCAACGACTTGCGTCTCGCTTTTCAAACGCAAAAAATGCTTGAAAAAGACGCTAGAGGTGGTACGAGATATCGTGAATACATTCTTTCGCATTTTGGAGTTTCCGTTGCTGATAGTCGTGTTCAGGTTCCTGAGTTTCTCGGTGGCAAGAGGTCTCCTCTTAACGTGCAGCAAGTTGCTCAAACCTCGCAGGCGACGTCTCAATCGCCTCTCGCGTCTCTCGGTGCTTATTCGCTTTCTTTTGGTCAAAGCGGATTTTCAAAAGGTTTTACCGAGCACGGCTATATCATTGGCGTGATGTGCTTGCGTTATCATCATACTTATCAGCAAGGCGTTGAGCGTTTTGCATTCCGAAAAAATCGTCTCGATTTTTACGATCCGGTATTTGCGAATATTGGCGAGCAACCGGTTTACAAAAAAGAGCTTTTTGCCGGTGCTGCTTCCGACGATGTTTTCGGCTATCAAGAGGCGTGGGCTGATCTTCGCTATCGTCCGTCAAGAGTTAGCGGACAGCTTGCGTCTAAGGCTACAAACACGCTCGATATTTATCACTTTGCGGACGAGTATGCGAATGCGCCCACGCTTTCGGAAAGCTTTATCAATGAGACTGATAGCAACTTTGCTCGTACTATTGCGATTGCTGACGCTTCAAACGTTGACGCTGATCAGTTTGTATTTGACATTTATTTGCAAAACGACGCGATCCGCGAGCTTCCTGTCTATTCGGTGCCGTCTTTGATAGATCATCATTAAGGAGGTATCTATGGAATGGCAAGATTTGATTGATCCATTTCACGCCACAGGCAATTGGTCGGG